TCAACGTGCCTTTGCCTACACAGCCCCCTCTGGCTTTAAGGCATTGTGTACAACTAATCTGCCTACGCCGACCATCGGTGCTACTAGCACTACACAGGCGAATGATTACTTTAATGCGGTGTTGTGGACTGGCAATGACACAGACAGAAGTATTACTGGTGTTGGGTTCCAACCTGACTTTACTTGGCTAAAAGTACGGAACACAACAGGTAACAATGTTTTATTTGACTCTGTTCGTGGTGCGCTAAAAGAACTTTATTCAAATACAACAGGGGCAGAATCAACAGAAACAAACGGATTAGATTACTGGGAGTCTGATGGCTTCCACATTAAAGCTTCTAGGTGGAACGCTTCACCAAACACCTATGTTGCATGGAACTGGAACGCTGGCGGCTCTAACGCTACCAACACCTCTGGCACTATAACCAGCACAGTCAGGGCGAATACGACTAGCGGGTTCTCGATTGCAACCTACACTGGCAACGGCTCTGGTGGCGCTACGGTGGGTCACGGGCTTGGAGTAAGTCCGGCGATGATTTTTATTAAGTCCAGAAGCAACTCAACAAACTGGATGGTTTGGCATCAAAATCTAACCGCCAACTACGCTTTTGAAGGACTAAATACAACCGGAGCAGAAGTCAACGGGGGTTCGCCTTCTAAATATGTTCGTTCAGTTTCTTCAACTCTTGTGACAATTGGTAACGACATATCTGTAAACCAAAGTGCTTCTTATACTTATGTTATGTACTGCTTCGCCGCAGTAGCGGGGTATAGCGCCTTTGGAAGTTACACAGGTAATGGTTCTACGGATGGGGTGTTTGTGTACACGGGCTTTCGCCCTAGGTATGTGATGACCAAACGTACTGACTCAACAAGCAATTGGGTTATACAAGACACGGCAAGAGACACATACAATGCAACAAATAATGCTTTGTTTGCAAACTTAAGTCTGGCAGATAACACAGGCCCGTGGTTTGACATACTTTCAAATGGATTCAAAGTAAGAAATAACGGAAGCGACACAAACGCAAGTAGTGGAACCTACATTTATATGGCCTTTGCCGAGGTGCCCATGAAATATAGTTTGGGACGCTGATGAGCGAAAGGGCTGAAATGATAGGCAAACAGTTTGGCAGACTAACACCAGTAGAGGTGATAGGAACCAAAAGGATTCACCTTGTCTATCGGTGTGTGTGCGAGTGTGGAAATGAAGTTGAAGTTTTAGGCAATTCACTTAGGTCAGGCAACACTAAGTCTTGCGGATGTATTCGTAGACCAAATCTTGTAGGAATGGAAAATGACCACGGCGTTGTTGTATCAAAGGTTCGTAATCAGATGTGGGAAATATCTTGTAAACATTGCGGAGAAACCCATGTTCAAAACCAGCGTGAGATAAGGCGCAATTCACATCCAATGTCTTGCTCGGCGTACAAACCGCCAAACAAAATGTTTGAAGATAAAAGAGACGGAAGTGTTCGTAGGCAATATGGAATTACGCTTGCCCAATATGATGAAATGTGTGCCGACCAAAATGGTAAGTGCGCTATTTGCGGGAACTCTGATGAGGTTGAGGGAAGAAGACTCGCCATTGACCATTGCCACGACAGCGGGAAAGTTCGTGGATTACTGTGTGGCAAATGTAATCGTGGTCTTGGTTTGTTTTATGACAACCAAGAACTACTTGGAAATGCAATATCTTATTTAACAAAGTACAGTTTAGCCCGATAGGAGTAACAAATGTTTCAACTCAATGGCAACCCAATCTCAATAGATTCTGAAGTAACAGTTAACGGTATCCGCTACCCACACCTGCGTGACCCTGCCCTGCGTGAGCAGTTAGGCGTGACTGAGGTAGCAGACGCACCTGACTATGACCAAAGATTCTGGTGGGGCGTAGGCAATCCTAAGCTCTTAAATGACCGTGAAGAAGTAGACCAAGATGGTAACCCCATGTATGTCAAAGTCTTGGGCGTGGTTGATGGTCAACCTGCGATGGTGGACTCAGCAGAGCGTCTGGTAACTAAGGGACTCAAGAGCCAATGGATTGCACAGGTTAAGCAGACTGCTGGCTCTATGCTTGCCCAGACCGATTGGTATGTATGGCGTAAGTTTGAGAGGAACATCGATGTGCCTGCTGCAGTGGCTACAAAGAGAGCCGCTATCGTTGCTGAGTGCGACAGGCTAGAGTCGGCGATTGCGGCTTGCACGACTGTCGAGGCTTTGATTGCGGTAGTTGGCAACCAAGGATGGCCTGCATAATGGCTACAATCGTAGAGGTCAAAGGCCAACTTGACACCCACGAAGCCGTTTGTGCTGAACGCTATCTTGGGATAAACGCAAGACTGAAACGCCTAGAGCAAATCCTGATTGGCTCTGCTGGGTTCATAATTGTTTTACTGCTAAGCCTAGTGCTTAAGTGACCACAGTAGCTGCAAAATTTTCTACGGGAGAAATCGCCGCAGATAGTATGGTTAGCGGCGACGATTCTTTCTACCTAGTTGAGAAGCTACGACGTGGCAAGGATTGCGTCTATGGTGCTTGCGGCGACTGGGATAAGATTCTAAAGTTTTATCAGGCAATGGAATCAGGTGGTGATTTAGATTCTGATATTGACGTGACCGTTCTTGAGCTCAGACATGATGGCATTTATATTTACGAAAGTACCATCATACCTGCCAGAATTAAGAACGACTTTTGGGCCATAGGTACTGGTGCTAACTTTGCAATAGCGGCAATGCATATGGGGGCATCTCCCCGTGAGGCGGTCGCTATTTCTTGTATGTATGACACAAGTTCCCATGAGCCCATCGACGAAGTTAAACTTACGGGGAAAAGTCGTGGCGCTAAAAAAAGTATCTGACGAAGAAATCATTAGTTCGATGAAAAGGTTTGGCAGTACGAAGATTGCTGCCGAGCACGTTGGTCTGTCTGTCCGGGCTCTAGCCCAACGCAAGGCCAAGATTCAAATGCAGTATGGCATCTCTCTACCAGCGTACTTAGCACCACAAGATAGCCAACGCAATACATTCATACCAGAGAACCGCAGGGTTATAGAACACAAGGTAGACAATGGCCATGTATTCATCGCCAGCGATTGCCATTACTGGCCAGAAGAATCAACCGTAGCCCACAAAGCATTTGTCAAATTGCTGACTGAGTTTAAGCCTAAGACTATTGTGCTTAATGGTGATGTCTTTGATGGGGCTAGGATTAGCCGCCATGCCGCTTTGATGAAGACTAACCCGCCAACACCAAAGCAGGAAATCGAAGCCTGCCAAGACCGGCTGCATGAGATTGCTAACGCATCTAAGAACGCTACTAAACTGTGGACGTATGGCAACCATGACGTGCGCCTCTTTAACTACATCGCCCAGAACGCACCGGAACTATCAGAGTTTAGCGATTTGTTTGCATACTTCCCGGGATGGCATACCGGATGGCGTATAGACATTAACGACTCTGTTGTTATCAAGCATCGCTATCATAACGGCGTGCATAGTACGTGGAACAATGCCTTGAAATCTGGGCGCAGTATTATCACCGGGCATCTACATCAGCTCAAAACGACCCCCTTTTCAGATTACGATGGCCGTCGCTGGGGGGTAGACGCCGGGACGCTGGCCGAACCATACGGGGATCAGTTTACCTACACCGAGATGAACCCAGTCAACTGGTGCTCTGGGTTTGTAGTGCTCACATTTGAGAACGGCAAGTTGCTTCCGCCAGAGTTGTGCGAAGTGCTTGATGGCGTTGCCTACTTCAGGGGCCAAAGGGTTTGACATGAGTGACTTAGTATCATCGGCTAAGGGCGCAGCGCAGAGCATCAAGAGTGCAATTGCTGCTGGCAAAGAGATTGAGTCGGTTGTTACTGACATTCAGAAGCTGGGCGTTGCCGAGCTTCAGGCTAAGCAACAGTTTCAAAAGAAGCAGCGTGTAGTCAAAGGTGATACCACAATCCTTACAGCCTTTGCGGAGTGGCGCAGATTGAAAGAGATTAAGGAAGCCGAGGACGACTTATTCCAACAGCTTGTCGAACGTTACGGCAAGGACAAGGCAGAGTACGAATGGAAAGATATTCAGGCAATCAAAGAACGGCAGATGAAAGAAGTCAAGGATGGCCGTGACGAGATGGGCCGTGACCTAAAGAAGCTGCGAGAGCTCAAGGTCATGTGCTTCATAGCTTCCCTAATTATTGTTACAACTTATTACATTTTCAAAGGACACCTGTAATGCTATCTCTTATCTCTACCCTCGGCGGCTTACTTATCTCCGGCCTGCCTCGTGTCTTAGATTTTTTCCAAGATAAATCTGACAAAGAGCAAGAGTTAAAGCTAGCCCAGATTCAGACTGAGCGTGAGCTGGCCTTGGCAGAGCGTGGCTTTATTGCACAGCAAAAGGTAGAGGAAATCCGGACTGACCAGATTGCCATGCAGACTGAGGCACAGATGCAAAACGCAGCTCTCGACCATGACAAGAAGGTAATGGAGCGTGCGTCTACTTGGGTGGTCAACTACGTTGGCACGGTACGACCGACCGTGACCTATATCTTTGTGCTTGAGCTGGTGGCAATCAACGCATGGCTGGCTTGGAACATCTTTACCATGCCGCACCTAGTGGCTTCGGTAGGCGACGTTGAGAAGGTGGCCGAGCTTATCTTCTCAAGCGACGAGATGGCCATGCTGGGCGGCATCATTGGATTCTGGTTCGGCTCTAGGGGCTGGGCTAAGAAGTGAAGGTGAGTAAGGATGCAATCGAAAAAATCAAAAAAGACGAGGGAGTACGACTTCGTCCATACCGCTGTCCTGCTTTACTGTGGACTGTTGGTGTTGGTCATGTTATCGATCCTAATCACATAAGGGTAAAGCTAGATGAACGCAAAGGACTTAGTATCCCTGATGGGTGGGATAGAGTTTTGTCAATGGCTGAAGTCGATGACATACTTGCAAAAGACCTCGCTACGTTTGAGCGAGGCGTACTTAGACTTTGTCCAGAAGGACTTACCCAAGGCCGCTTCGATGCTCTGGTGTCCTTCAGCTTCAACGTCGGACTAGGTAATCTACAACGTTCTACTATCCGCATGAAGCATAACCGTGGTGACTTTGATGGCGCAGCCGAGGGCTTCATGGCATGGACAAAAGCCGGGGGCAAAGAGCTCCCCGGCCTTGTCAAACGCCGCAAGCATGAACGGGATTTATACCTGAGCTGATTCCCGCAGCGGTGCTAACCACTTGGCTACCTTGGTATTGAGAACCATTCTCATCTCTAAGGTTAGCTGTTCAATAACCTCAAGGTTGCATTGCTTTAGTTGGTCAATGCTATCCAGTCGTTTCTGAACCGGCGCCTTGCCTGCCTTGGCAATCTTCTCAATCATTCCCACGTAGGCTGACTCCCATGCGTCGTAGGTAGGATGGTCTGCCGCCTCTCCGTTGGGTAGGGTTAGTGTATATACAGTTCCTACTGGTATCTCGACTGCCTCGGCTACCTCATCCTTCTTGGCTTGCTGGACTGCGCTGGCCACGACGTTACTGATTGCGCTGCCGAACGCACCGGGTGGCTTTGGCAGTTCATCTAGCGGGTTGTTGACCTTGCGTGCCTCGGAGATTGTCTCAACCTCTGTCTCGTCTAGCATACCCAAGCCGACGTGAGCCAGCACCGAACGGCGGATAGCCTTGGTCGTACACTTGAGTACGGCGTTGGCCAGATGGTCGCCCTTCAACCCGCCAATGTTGACTGCGCCTTGGTTCTCGGACACCCTGCCATCGGAACCCGTTACCCTGCAAGACACAATGTAGATGTCGCCAACATTCTCACGGTGGGTTATCTGCGTTGATAGCTTATGCACGCTAGACAATTGCTGCGTCGCACTAGCGTTGGCATACAGGACTTGCTTGCCATTCAGGGTCAGTAAGTCGAATGGCTTGGCAGCCGGGTCAAGCCCTACCTGCTGGCAGCGATACAGGTAGTAGTCCTTCTTTTGCATGGGGCTCAAGCCAGACAAGTCGCCCTTGAGAACGATTGATTCTTGGATAGCAGGGTCTAGCACCTGCGGCTGTACGGTTACGTTGCTCATAGTTATTCCTTTACTGAGACAGAAGATTGACGGATAGAGTAGGCATCACGTGCCGGGATAACCCTTTGCTCTTGGGCTTTGTAGTGGCGCATTGGCCACGACACCTTATACGAACCAGCCACGGCTTTTGATTTACCCTGCATGAGAGCCATCAGTTTTGTCTGACGGTTCTCAATGATTTCCTCTTTTTCCTTGATAATTTTTTTGGCTTCTACAACCTCGGCAGCCCAAGTCACCGCCTCGTTTTGCAGCACGACTGGCTCATCCCCATCGTCTGCTACTGGCCAGCACTTAGCTGCATCGTCGGTGTGCTGTGGCTCATACCAAAGGATTTCGTTGGTCTTTTTCCAATGGTCAACCCGACGCTGGAAGTCATGGCATAGATGCTCAATGAACAGTAGGCTTTCTTGGTGCGGCTCAAACAAGAATAGCCGCATGGCAATCCCTTGATAGAGTACCGCTACACACCCCCACTTGGCATCAAGGATAGACATCTGGCCTTGGAGCTGTAACGGCCCACGATACAGGGGCAGCGTATCTTCTGGGCTACAACCAGCTACCTTGGCTTCCATTACCCCGACGCCATCGAGCTTGATCTCCCCCTTGCCTGACACCACAAAGATACCGTTGGCTGGGTCATGCTTGATAAAGTGACCCGTACCCATTGCGTTACCATCTAGGCTACCGCATAGCTGCCAAGAGGAATGGAAGTATGGCTTGGGGTGGTCTAGGTTTAACTTCTCTATGCCCAGCCGCAGCGCAGCTTCCCGTAGCACTATCTGCTCAAGCCGGTTCCCCCAGTCGGCAGCCTCGGACTCAAATGGCTCCGGCTCTACCAACTGCAAGGCGTCGATGGTCTTGCGTAGCTCGTCGTTTGGCGTTGAATACCTAGACCT